ATTATGCGTACTCTACTAAATCAGATGCAATTCCGAATTGTACTGCTGATGTAAATCTCATAATCATACGTACATTGTTTGATCCATCTAAATCTGCCATATCTAGTACTTTTACTTCTTGTGCTGAATTTAGTAACCCAGTTCCAAAGTATAAGTTAGAACGTTGTGCTGCATACATTTTGTTGTCACTCATACCTGGACATACAAATATTTTAACACCGTTTACCGTTAGGCTTCCATTGTTCCACCATTGTGTTCCCATATTAGCAACACCATTTGCTCCTAAACCATTTGCTCCAAATCCACCTAGTGCTTGTACATATAGTTTAGCTGCTTTAGTTCCGATGTATAAGAATAAATCTTCTTTACCATATAGTGCAGATGGTATTGCATCAACTACTTTAGAAAGTTCATCAATGATGTTTGCAGATGTTAAAGTTGTTCCAGTTACTTGTTGTGCTGCTGGAATATCTCCCGCAGTTGCTGCTGCTGCAATTAGTTTCTCAAACCCATCAAAAGAGTTGTTAGTTCCCGCTGCGGTATCACCTTGCCAGATACAAAATTCTGTGTTCTGTGCTACTTCAGATGCTACGTGTGCAATCATAAAGTCAGAAAACTTTGGTGGCAATGTTTGACCAAGACCATAACCCATTGATTGTGCTTCCCAATCGTTTACGAAATCATACTTACAAAGTTGTAGGTTTACTTGTAATTCTTTTGGTTCAATAATTCTTTCAGTAAGTGTAACTGTAGATGTTGGATCAAAGTCACAAGATGCAGATGCTACTAAAGCATTTGTTGCAAGTTTTTTGATTACTTCTTTAAAAGCGATGTTTGCCTTTACTGTTAAACCACCATCATCAATAGTTGATGCAGATAATAAAGCTGCTGCGATATACTCACCAGCAAATTCACCAGCATAGCTAGTAGTGATGTTAGTTGTAGTTGCTAAATTTACGTTTCTTTTTTTCATTTTATTTATTTAATTTGTTTAATACTCTATCAAGTGTTGTGTTAAATTGACCTTTAGCAAATTGCATTTGTTTTTTTTGTGGTGCTTTTGCTTCTGGGTTGTGTTTAATTGGTTTTCTAGCTGCTGAAAGTTCTTCTTTCTTTTCTTCTTCTTTCTTTTCTTCTTCTTTCACATCCATATCTGAAAATTTCTTTTTCAGCATTTCAATTTCTTCTTTTACTTCTTCAATAACTGGGGCAATAACCTCAACTACTGCTTCAATAATTGCTTCAACTTCTTGTACTACTTCTTCTGGCACTTCAGTTTCAATAACTTCTTCAAGATCTTCTGTTTCTTCTTTAGCTGGTACTTCATCAGATACATCTCTGACATCTGCAATCATACCCTCTGCTTCAACTACTAATAGTCTACCATCTTCAAGGATATACTCCCCTACTGGCATTGCTACTTTCTCATCATCTGTGACAATAAAGATTTCACTTCCTTTTTCAAATGTTTCAGCACTTACTACAGTACCGTTTTCCAACTTCATTTCTTCAAGTTTTACCTCGATGTTTAGAAGTGTTCTAATTTGATTTAACATTTTTGTTTTTTCCATACTATTTATATAACGATTATTAATTTACTTTTTGCATTTTCAATCTGTTCTTGTTATTACACCAATGCCTTGTGCTTGCATAGAACCATCACAACAAGAGATAGAATACTTGTTAGTGTCCCAACATAAACAAGCACGTCCACCCCCAGTAGGTGATGTTCTACTAGGGATGAAAGTTTTATTTTTGTTGTTTCTTTGCATTTAGTTCCAAAAATCTGGGAAACCAGTATAACCTATAACTTCCCTATATTTATCTTTTGCATCTCTATTTAGTGCCTCTGCGTTGTCTACTCTTTGTTTTAAGTCATCAAAATCAGAATAAATTTCATTTGGATCAACACCTAGTTCTTCTGCTTTAGTTTGTAATTCATTTAATGTTCTTAAAAGATTTTCTGCAACTTCTTCTAAAAACCTTGTTGAACCATTTACTATATAATCATCAAGGTTATATTTTACCCTAAAATCACTATAAACATCCATAATTTCATCACCATAGTCATATGCTAAATATGATGCTTCACTTTCTGCTTGTTCAAAAGTATCTATTTCGTTTGCAATATCATCTATTAAAGACAATGCTACTTTGTGTGCTTTAAGGTTTACTTTTTGGTTTGGTAGTTTGCTATAAACTTTTTCTAATCTACT